GATGAGGAGCCCACTCAAACTACCTAGGGCTTAGGGATGCCCAGTGTTTGAGGAGTCTAAGTGCCAACATAAGGACGTAGATTTGGATGCCAAACTGCGCCGTGGTGCTTCCATCAAGATTCCGGAGCATTGGGAGTGTTCGCCCGAAAAGCGGTTGGTCTACCGCGTGTTCATCCCACCAATTCCCGGGATGTTCACAATGACGACCCACAGGCCTTGCGCCCACAATGAGTGGCACGGATTGATTAATCGCGTGCTAATGCCCACCCCGCAACCGAGTAAGGCAGGGATTGAGGAATTGCGCCTTCAGGGCAAGATCCTCTCCCGTAGGCTCATCGGTAGGTTCGGTCCATTCCAACCTTGGGCAACCCGTCAGGTTTGCGATAACTATGCAGGAGCAAAGCGAACCCGCTACTTGAACGCCGAGGCGTCGCTGATCCAGGACGGTCTAGCTTCTGAGCTAGACGCCAGGCTCTCGACCTTTGTGAAAGCCGACAAACTTAGGTTTGAAGGTGGACGCAAAGATCCGCGAATGATACAAGCTCGAGGCGTCCGTTATAACCTCGAGATAGCATGCTACTTGAAACCACTCGAGCATGCCTTGTATAATCTTCGCGGCGACCGCGTGAAAAGTGGCCACGGTAGACGGGTAATTGTAAAAGGCCTGAACCAGCGCGAACGAGCGTCCTTAATATCCGAGAAGCTGGACTCGATCCCAAACTGCACTGTTTTGGGCTTGGATATGAGGAGATTTGACGCACACGTCAGCGTTGAGCAGATCCGCATTGAGCACGAGGTGTACAATGCAATGCTCCGCGACCCCAGATTTGCCAAGTTATTGAGCTGGCAGCTCAAGAACAAAGGAAGAACCTCAAATGGTATCCGCTACAAGCTCACAGGTGGCAGGATGTCAGGAGACATGAACACAGCCCTAGGTAACTGCATCTTGATGTACCTAATGTGTGCTGCGGTAGCGAAAAGACTCAGTTTGAACAACTGGGATGTGAACATCGACGGCGATGACACTTTATTTTTCCTGCCTAATGAACATGTTGCCAAGTTCCTTGAGGAGGCACCCGGCATTTTCCTGGAATACGGTCACGTCGTGAAAGTTGAATCGATTGCGAGGGAACTAGAGGCTGTCCTTCACTGCCAATCCAGGCCAGTGAAGGCAGCCAATGGTTACCAGATGGTACGCAACCCGTGGAAGGTGATGAGCAACGCTTTAAGCGCAGTTCGACATTTTCATGAGCCCAAAGGAGGAATGAGGGTTATGAAGTCGATAGCGCTTTGCGAGCTCGCACTCAACCAGGGTGTGCCAGTTCTGCAACCCTATGCGGTCAAGCTCCTGGAGTTGCTCAAAGGCTATACCTACGCCAGGTTGCCTGAAGAGAGCACTCTAGTTAGACGAGCGGTCCTGGAGGCAGGCCGCGCGTGGTCGGAAGTGCGCGAAATCCCCATAACGCACAGTAGCCGGCTTTCGTTCGAAATGGCGTGGGGTTGGCCAGTAGAGGCCCAAATAGAAGCTGAGAAGTCCTTCGCCAAGATGACTCTCGCGGATATCGATTTAAGTCGCATGTCGCATTCCGGTGTTCACGAGGATGATTGGCGTGACC